AAACAAATGGCACATCATTAATTAAAGATGGTGCAACAAATTATTTTGACATAGATGTAACTGTAGGGTCAGGAACACCTGCTACAAGATATGATGATGTAGATTTTGCAGATTCTAGTGGATTTAAACCAGACACAGATCTTAATAGTACAAGTTTTGATAGTGATGGAGTATATACATTTCCAGAATATGGTAAATATGATATTGTATTAAAAAACTTTGGTTATTGGTGGGATAATGTAGATGACAATGCTTCTCAACATGGTGGTATTTTATGTCAATATTCTGCTATACAAGTTCAGGTAAAAACAATAGGAGAAGGAACTTATGTTACTATAGAAGAAACTGCTTTAGATACAGAATTAAGAATGTTTCAAAATACATATGGAAGTCCAACTGAAGGTAATAGATATTTTGAAGATTTAGAATTTAATAGATATTTTAATAAGGGAGATAAAATTAAAATAAGATTAAAAAATACTTTACAACATAGTGGAGGAACAAGTTGTGGGTTTAGATTGTATTTATTTGGAGGAAGTAATATTACTAATAAAACAACAGCATCAAATGATGGTTTGTATAATATAGGTTTTAATCCAGAATATGCTGAATATGGTCAAACATTTGATTTAAAAAATGTTATTAATAAAGAATATAAACAAATTGATTTTATAAAAGGAGTTGCTCATGCTTTTAATTTACAATTTACAACTGATGAAGCAAGTAAATCTGTACAAATAGAACCTTTTAATAGTTTTTACAAACCATTTTCTGAAGCAGAAGATTGGACTAGCAAAGTTGATAGGTCAAGTGTTCATCAAGATGAATTTACAAGAGATGCTTTAAAAAGAGATATTGTTTTTAAATATAAAACAGATGGCAAAGATGCTAAAGTAGAGCAAAGAGGTTTACAATATTGGAAAGAAATATTAGATGAATATCCATATTATGAAACTTTATCTAACGAATTTGAAAGTGGTGTATCTACTTTTGAAAATCCTTTTTTTGCAGGTACATTCAATGGTAAAGATTTAGATACAGGTAGTTCAGATGACCCTCCATATAATGCTTGTTTATGGCAAGAAAAACAAGAAGGTGGTTTTATTTCCCCTAATGATTTTGCTAGACCAGATAAAGGTTATGATTTTCTTCCTAGACTTTTATATTGGAAAAGATATAGTCCTGCCAATTTACAAGTAGCAACTAAAAAATATGCAGTAGCACAATTATGGAATGGTAAATTTAAAGGGATTTTTGCTGAACAAAATGCTCCTAATGTTTTATCAGATATATATCCTCAAGCTACATTTATAAATAGAGATGATGCTTCATCACCTGTATTGTCTTATGGTAATGTTTTTGTAAGAAATTTTGATGATGTTTTAGGTGTTTATTCTAATTACTCTATTGGTGAAGGATTGTATCAAACATATTATGATTTAATGATTGATATGTTAAAAGCAAATCCTAGAATAAGAAAGATAAATATTAATTTAAAAATCAAAGACATAGCTAATTTAGATATGCGAAAATTAATATATATAGATGGAGTATATTGGAGAATATCTAGAATATCAGATTACAAACCCCAGTCTAACACTACAACTAAAGTAGAATTAATTGAATGGTTGAATTTAGGTGATAATCCTGCATATGCACCACAACTTAATCAATACGATGGTAGGTGGAATAATACAGAACTTTTTATAACTAGCATATAATATGGCAAAAGAAAATAACCAAATAACAAATAGTGGTGTACCAAATAGAAGTGGGTTAGAAGTTTATATGACAGTTACAATTGGTAGCGAACAATTTTTAATGCCTATTGTAATGACTGATTCTTTTGGTAATGCTCATAAAGTTTTAAGAAGAAAATTAATTGAGAAGATAGAAGACTAATGTATTTAAAAAACACATATAAAAAACTTAGTAAAGTTGGTTTTATGATTGTAAAAGGTCTTAGACAAGAATTAAAAGATCAACAACATAATGCTACTCATAAATTGTCTAATAGCTTAAAACCTAGAGTAAAAGGAAAATCTGGAGTAATGGATATTATTACAAGTAAATTATACTGGAGAGCAGTTAATAATCCAAAAGCAGCAAAAAAATCTAATATAAATGAAATTAAAAAATGGGTAGCTGTAAAAGGTTTGCCACCTTCATCTGCATACCCAATATTGCAAAAACTTAATACTAATAAGAAAACAAATAGAAGAGGTTTTTATGGACAACCATATGTACGATGGACAGAAGGTAATAATTTACAAAGAACAGATTTTGCAGGTATAACAGCAAGAAGATATAAAAACAAAGTAGCAACAGAATTAGCACCTGCTATAGGTAAAGATGTAGCAGATATGATAAGAAAAGAATTTAGAAAAATAAAACCAACAGCACAAATAAGTTAAGATATTATGGCAAATACAGAAAAGATAGTAGTACAGGTAATCGTTAAAGGACAAGGTGAATTAGAAAAGTTAAATCAAGGTACTAAAAAAACAACAAAAGGTTTTGCAGGTTTAACTAAAGGTGTAGGTGCTGCAGCAGCAGGTATTTTGGCTGCAGTTGCTGCTTTTAGAAAAATGTCGCAATTAGTAAGTTCTGCAATAAAAACATTTAAGAATTTTGAATTTGAAATGGCTAAAGTGAAAGCAATTACTGGAGCTACAGATAGTGAGTTTAAAAAATTAACTTTTTCTGCAAGAGAATTAGGTAAAACTACATTCTTTACTGCTACACAAGTTGCACAATTACAAGTAAATTATGGTAAGTTAGGATTTACTACACAAGAAATTTTAGATGCACAAGAAGCTACAATAGATTTAGCAACTGCTACACAATCTGATTTAGCTAGAGCTGCTATAGTTGCAGGAGCTGCTGTTAGAGGTTTTGGTTTAGATGCTAGTGAAACACAAAGAGTAGTAGATGTAATGGCTGTAGCATTTACAAGTTCTGCAATGGATATAGAGAAATTCCAAACATCTATGACTAAAGTTGCTCCTATTGCAAAATCAGCAGGTTTTTCTTTAGAAGATACAACAGCTATTATGTCTAAATTAACAGATGCAGGTATTGAAGCATCTATTGCAGGAACATCTTTAAGAAATATTTTACTTAAAATGCAAGACCCAAATTCTGACCTTGTAAAATCTTTTGGTAAAACAATACATTCATTTGATGAGTTGTTACCTGCAATGAAAGATTTTGTAGCAGAAGGTGGTAGTTTAGCAGAAATCATGGAAGTAGTTGATTTAAGACAAGCAGCAGCTTTTGAACAAATGCTAACATCTGCTGAATCAACAAGAGAATTAAGAGATGCTCTTAATGAAGCTAATGGTGCAGCAGAAAAAATGTCTAATATAATACAAGACACTTTAGAAGGTGATTTAAAAGAATTAACTTCAGCATGGGAAGGGTTTCAAGAAGCAGTAATATCTGGTAGTCCTAAATTAGTAAAATCTCTTAGAAATATTTCTGATGTTACTACTGAATTGTTAAATCAATTAAGTGATTATTTTAAAAGCAATGAAAATTTAGCACAAGATTTAGTAAACCAACAACTTGATATTGTTAATACACAATTAGAAGATCAAATAGAACTTTTTAAAACATTAAGTGAGGAAGATCAAAAAATTTATGGTAGAGAAAAGTCTGCCATGATAAATGAAAGAATCAAACATATAGATAAAGAAATAAAGAAAAACAAGAAAATAAGGGATCATAAATTTATGATGGGTGATAACCTTGATGAAGAAATAAAACAAAGTAATATTTTAACTTTAGCAAAAAAAGAATTAAATAAATTATTAAAAGAACAAGAAGAATTAGAAAAAAAGGTTGTAAGTGAAGAAAAAATAAAAAAAATACAAAAAGAAAGAGAAACTTTAGGAACATTAAAAGAAAAACTAAAAGAATTAAAAGTAGAAAGAGATTTAATTAGTATAACTAACACAAAAGCATTAGATAATAATAAAAAACAAATAAATTCTACACAAGAGTTAATTGATAAAATAGAAGGCGAAACAAAAGCTGTAGAAAAAAACAAAAAAGCAAAACAAGATAGTGCATTAGCTACTGATTTTTTATCTACTGTTACTACTGATTATTTAAACACTTTATTAGAAGATGTTTTAAGTGGAACATCTACAATGGAAAATGCACAACAAGAATTAAGAGCTTTTCAAATTGACTTAATAAATAATGTTTTAAAAGATGAGCAATTATCATACGAAGAAAGAGTAAAATTAGAAAATCAGCTTGTTAATTTAAAATTAGAAAATGCCAAAGCAGTAGATGATTCAAATCAAAAACAAATAGATGATGTTTCAGCTTTAGGGCAACAACTTATAACTTTAGCAGGAGAAGATAAAAAAATGCAAGGCATAAGAAAAGCAGGTATACAAATTTCTGCTGCTGCTGCTGTAGCAAATAATTTATTAGCACTATCTAATGCTGCTGTAGGGGTTACAGAGCAATCTAAACTACTTTTTCCTGCTAATATTATTGCTATGCTTACTACTTTATCTACAGTAGTATCATTAATCGCTAACATAAGAGCATTAAAAAGTTCTTTTGGTGATGGTGGTGTAATTGATACATTTGCAAATGGTGGTATGGTTCATGGTAAATCTCATGCACAAGGAGGAGAAAAATTTGCAGTAGGTGGTAGAGTAGTAGAATTAGAGGGAGGTGAAGCTGTAATAAATAAGCGTAGTACAGCAATGTTTAGAAATCAATTATCTGCTATGAACTCTGCAGGAGGTGGTGTTAAGTTTGCTGATGGTGGTTTAATGAATATGCCATCCTTTGCACAATCACAATTTAATGCTGCAGGACAAGCAAGTATGATGGGAGCAATGGGACAAGGAAGTAGAGTTGTAGTAGTAGAATCTGACATTACTACATCACAGAATACTGTTTCAGTTATAGAAGCTGAAGCAACAATTTAAAAATTAACATATGTTTGTTGATAAAAAAACAAAATTACAAAGATTAGCTATTTGTAAAAAATGTACTTTTTACAGAAATTTTTTAATGCTTAAAAGACCTATAATAAATAGAGGTTCAAGATGTGCTAAATGCTCTTGTTTCTTAGATGCAAAAACATCCTTAAAGTCTGAATGGTATGGAAAATGTCCAGAAGGTAAATGGTAATAATCTAAATATAATTTATGAAATTTGAAGAAATATCTCAATCTATATTAAATAAAGACAGAGAAATTATAAAAAAATATGTAGAAGAAAACAAACATTACAATGCTAATTTTGGTCAGCACAAAATAGAATCAATACATATTTTGTATAATGAATGGCATAAATTATTTCCTGCTATAAAACAAGATTTAAATTGTTCTTCCTGTAGAAATGCAGTGTTTAAATTTTTTAGTAAAATGTGTGAATTATGGTCAAAACCAGAATAAAATGTCAAAAAAACCAAATAAAGTAGATGTAGTGTTTGATTATTTAGAATTAATGAAACTAGAAATTAATAAAAGATTCGGTGAAACTGCTACTAAAAAAGATATTTTAAAACATTTAATTGAAAGAGGTATGATTGATCCTAGAAGATTAAGAAACTATATGATAATAGCAGATTTTGACAAAAGACTACATTTTAATAAAGGTAACAGGACACATACTTTTATGGACTTATCTATTAAATATAAAGTAAGTGAAAGTCAAGCACAAAATATAGTTTATAAGTATAGAAAAAAAGCTAAAGCATCTGAAAATATTACATATTAAAAGTTTTGTATAGAAATAAGGTAGATATTGTTACTTTCTGATATAATTTTGCATCTATGAATAAAAACTGGTACAACATTCAAGGTAAAGCAACAGATAATGTTGCTGACATATATTTATTTGATGAAATTGGATTGTATGGTATTACTGCACAAGATTTTATTAATGATATTAAAGACTTAAAGGACACTCCAATTAATTTACGAATCAACTGTATAGGTGGTGATGTATTTGATGGAATGGCTATATACAATATAATAAAAAAGAGAACTGCAAAAACTACAGCTTACATAGAAGGTATAGCTGCAAGTATGGGTAGTGTTATAGCTTTAGCTGCTGATGAAGTGGTTATGGCTGAAAATTCTCTTTTTATGATACACAATGCTTGGGGAGGTGCAATGGGTGAAGCAGAAGATATGCGAAAGACTGCATCTGTTTTGGAAAAAATTAGTGGTGAAATTGCTAATATTTATCAAAAGAAAACAAGATTGTTATACGATAGAATCATTAATATGATGGATGAAGAAACTTGGTTAAATGCTAAAGAAGCATACGAATTAGGTTTTATTGATACTATTTCTGATTCTATAAAAGTAGCAGCAAAGTACGATGTTTCTAAATTTAAAAACATTACTACTGAACAGATACAGAATAAATTAAATATTAACATAAATAATAAAAAAATGACTGAAGAGTTAAAAAATTGGTTTAACAATAAAGTTGATGAAATTGTTGCTACTGTTAAAGGTGCTAATAACGAATCAAAAGATGTTGTAAAATCAGAAGTTAATGTAATTCTTTCTGATAACGAAGATATTTCTAATAAATTATCTTCATTTGAAGCAAGTGTTACTGACTTAAATGGGAAAATCGTTTCTTTAGAAGAAGAATTAACTTCAACTAAAGGCAAAAACGAAACACTTTCTAATGAAATAGAAAGATTAAATGCTTTATTGAGCAAAGCAGATGCTAAAGGTACTGAGATAAATACTGATGGTGACCCTGCTGTTGTGGAAAATAAAACTGTAGATGCAAATGCAAGTTTTTACAATGCAATGGCAGAAAGAGTTAGAGCAAAATTTAATAATTAATAATCAAAAAATAATAAAAAATGGCAAACGTAGCAAATAATAGTATAGCAGCAACTTATGGTGGTGCTAACTTAAACGAAATCTTTTATGAGCCAGTATTTAGAAGTGATGATTTAATGCGAAACTACAGAGTTATACCTAATGTGAAGCATAAAATGAACGTATATACTTCTGCTGCTCTAACTAAAATTGTTCAACCATATTCAGCTTGTTCAGCGACTAGTGGTTCAACACAATTTAACATTGATGATAAAGTAATTACTGCAGGTAGATGTAGAGTTGCTTTAGAGCAATGTACTGATGAGTTCTTTGGAACTTACATTGAGGAAATGTACAGAAATGGTGTAGATGTAATGAATCTTGAAGGCACACAATTAGCTGATGCAATTGTAAATCGTGCTGTAAGAGGTATTGCACAAGATGTTGTAAGATTAGCTTGGGGTGGTGATTCTGCTACTGCAAACTATACTGCATTTGATGGATGGATGAAATTAATGGGTGCAGATGCAACTGTTTTAGCAGCAAGACTTACTTATGCAGGTATTGAAGCTAATCCTACTGCAGGTGAAGCAATTGGACTTTTAAGAAAAGTTTATGACCAAGCTCCTGCAAATTTACAACAAGTACCATCTTCTGATAAAAAAATGTTTGTAACTCCAAAAATCTTTAATGCTTACCTAGCTAACTTAGAAGGTAATACTGCTGATTTAGGAATTGTAAATACTGTAGATGGTTACCAAAGAGTAAGTTTTAGAGGTGTTCAAGTAGTACCTATGTATGAGTGGGATACTATCTTAACTGATACTGATCCAACTATCTTTGATGTAGCAGGTACAGATTATTCTAATGGAGTATGTTACTGTGCAACTGAAAACTTAATTTTAGGTTCTGATGTGACTGATCCAGAAGGTTCATTTAAAGTATTCTATGATGATTTAGAAGAAAAAATGTTCTTTAGAGGTTACTTCAAGTTAGGAGTACAATTCTTGTACCCTTCACTTGTTCAATGGGGAGTAGTAATATAACAAAAATGTAATATATAGAGAGAGTGTAAAAACTCTCTCTTAATTACTATTTAATAATTTTATAAAATAATAATAATATGGCTATAGATACAGGTTTAGGTGTTGTTTGTGCAGATTTACAAGCAACAGGTGGTATTAAACAAATCCTTTTAAGATCATGGGAAGCTACAGATGCAGTAGTTTATGGTAATGCAGCAGGTGAGCATGACATTGACAGTATTCTTACTGGAGCATCATCAGCAAACTGGTTTGTTTTTGAATTTAAAAACGAAACTCCTGCATTAACTATTAATGCAACAAAAGAAAATGGTTCAACTGCTTTTGAATGTGGTTTATCATTTATGTTACCAAAAATAAGTAATACTCGTTTTCATGTTTTACAGGAAATGTTAAATACTTGTATGATGGGAATTGCAATAGATACTAATGGGGTGGCTAGTGTTATAGGTGTTAGTGAAAAATATGCTAATGAAGATGTACCTTCTAAAAATCAAACTTTCTTAAATTTAGCAAGTATGGAAGGAGGAACAGGAGCAGCTTATTCTGATGAAAACGGAATAACTATTAGTTTAATGGCAAGACAGTTTGAATTACCTAGAATATATTCAGGTACAATTACTGTTGATACAGCAGCATTAACAGCTACTACAGCAGCTTAATACTAAATAGATACATAATAGGTTGAAATTGAGGTTTCGTAATCCCTATTAATATCTTTTTTTTTTAAATATGTGTGATTGTAATAAAAATATATTAGATTTATCACACTTAAAAATATATACAATTATGGCAAAATACAAAGCAAAATTAACATCAGGAACAACTTGGTTCAATGGTGACAAAAGCATTAAATGGGCAACTGCAACTCAAGAAGAGTTAGCTTACGCATATGAAGAAGCAGGAATGACTAGATTAATTGAAAAAACAACAACAACAAAAACAAAAGATGAGTCAGAAAAAGCTAACAGCAAGAAAAAGTCAAGTAAAAAAGCAGACTCTACAAAAGAGTAATACTTTTGAGTTTGGTGTTTTTGATTTAGGAGTTCCACAAAGCGTAGAAGAACCACAAGATATATCTAGGGTTACTACTGACTACATTCCTTTTGGAACTAACAATTTATTTCCACAATATTTAGCAGAGCTAAAACGTAAATCTTCTACACATAGAAGTGTATTGGCTCAAAAGACTGTATTTACAAGTGGAGCTAAGTTTGTTACTAACAACGAAGATATTAAAGCATATATAAAAGATGTCAATGCAAATAAAGAAACTTTAAGACAAGTTTATAAAAAATTAGCAGATGACTATTATACTTTTGGAAATGCTTACTTAGAAGGTGTTGCATATGAAGGTGGGGTAAACCTATACCATATAGATGCAACTACTGTTAGAATGGCTAAAAACAAAAAAGAAGTGTATATAAATCCAAACTGGGATAATTATAACGTTTCAAAAGACAAGACAACAATTATTCCTTTATATCCTAAAGTAGATAGTGGTAGATTTGTTGTACATTTTAAAGATTACGAACCAACATTTACATATTATGGCTTACCTGATTACGTTGCTGCATTGGATCATATCGCAGTTGATTATGAAATCGGCAAGTGGAACTTTACAAAGTTTAAAAACGGCTTTCAGCCATCTGCAATCGTTGAAATCAGTGGTGATATGGGTGAAGAAGAAGCGAAAAAATTGGTTAAAGAAGCACAACAAAAATTTGTTGGAGAAGGAAACAACGGAAAAATAATGTTTATTGTTAAGAATGGAGATACTTCACCTGCAAATGTTTCTATTATAAAAGATGACCAAGATGGTAGTTGGTTAGATTTACAAAAAATTACAGACCAAAATATTATTACAGCTCACAGATGGCAACCTGCTTTATCAGGTATTGTAAGTTCTGGTAAAATGAATAACACAGGAAGTGAAATTAGAATTGCTTACGATATGGCAATGACTACAGTAATTAAAGATACTTCTGATTTATTATTAGAAGGAATCAAAGATGTGTTATACAGAGAAATGGGATTTTTAGGCGAAGAATTATTAATACAATACGAGCCACCTGTATCATTTGCTACACAACTTGACCCTACTAAAATACTTACTATTAATGAGCAAAGAAAAATGCTTGATGAAGATTTCCCAATGCTTGAAGAAGGTAATATGTTTTTGACAGATAGAGAACAGATTATTGTAACAAGAGATGATGATGGTGATGGTCAAGGGGATAGTGAAAGTGAATTACAAGTAACAGAAGTTGAATCACAAAATGAAGAATCATAATGGCAAACGTAAATCAATATAAAACTTTAGTTACTGCAGGTCAAGTTATTAGTAATAGTTTTACTAATTTTAATACTGACCCTGCTTTAATTTCTAGCAATACTATATTATTAACTGAATTAGCTCATATAAAACCTGCTATAGGTAAAAAGTTTTATGAAGAGTTAAAATTACAAAACAATACTGATGATTTAACTGTTGCTAATCAAGCATTAATGGATGATTTTTTAGTTAGATGTTTGTCATGGTTTACTAGATTTGAGGTTATAAATGAAGTTCAAAGCAATAGTAGTAGTATGGGTATTGTACACAATATTGATGAGTTTGCTACAATAGTTGATCCTTCAGAGTTAAACGCTTATAAACAAGACACTTATAGGAAGTCTGAAATATATTTACAAGATATGTTAGAGTTTTTAAATGATTCTGACAATAGTGCTTTATATCCTACATATATTAATAACAAACCTGCAAGAGGTTATGCTTATAAAAATCATGGTATTATAATGTATGATAGCATATACACAAGATATAGAAATTATGATAGTTGGAAAGATTATTGTCCTCCATATAACTGGTAAAAAAAAATATAAATGGCTGCTAACGAACATAAAAATTTAACTGATGTAAACAGGCACAATCCAAAAGGATTTGAAACTGCTAACAATGATACAGTATTAAGTAAAGGTACAGGTACATCTACTACAGGTACAGATGGTAGTTTAGTGTGGATAGAAAAAAACACTTTAAAACAATCTCTTTTACATATTCAAGGTTATGTTACTTCTGGAAATGCTAATTATTATTATGGAGCTAATATGACTGATGGTCAATCTCCAAATGAATACAATCAAGGTTTTGGTGC